GGGCAGGTATGGCTTGAACTGGATGGGCAGTTAGTTGAGGCTATCGTCAACGCTAATACTTACCAATTTACGACTCGCAGGAACGACCGCCTCACGCAGTTGCAGGTTGAGGTTGCAGTTGCTTACAAGAACAACATCCTATGAGCGTCACGCTGATTGCCTACCCGACTGCTGACTACACCACCGACTTGCAGGCTTGGAATGCGTTCAACGACCGAGCCGATGCCGATGGTGCTACAAGCCGTGAGGACGCTTGCTACGGCTGCCTGTTCTCAACCTTTGCGACCCTTTACGACCAACCCGAACTGGCTTATGTCCTTGACACGATGGGCGAGATTGACATCGCCCTGACCTTTTCGGTGGAGGACATTGCCGACATAACCAAGCGGAGGGGGTCGTTCTCCAAGACCATCACGTTGCCTAATACGACAACAAATCGGGATTGCTTTGGTCATGCTTACAACATCCAGTCCTTCGTTGGTGGATTTCAGCCGAACAAGAAGATTCGTGCTGCTATGTGGGAGGATGGGGTTCAAGTGTTCAGCGGAGTGCTGCAACTGATTTCCATGTCCAAAATCCGGGGCGAGGTAACCTACGAGGTTGGCCTGTTCTCGGACGATGTGAGCCTGTTTAAGTCCATTGAGGGCAACCTACTTGCGACAACCGTTGGGGTCAGCGGAATGAACCACACGCTGACCTCGGCCCATGTTTCTGCGACTTGGACCGCATCGGGTGCAAGCGGTTACGTTTATGGCTTGGTGGATTCCTACGGCTACACGGACGTGGTAACGCAAGGATGGTTTGCCGTGCCGTTCTACAAGATGACCCCAAGCATTTATGTCAAAAAGATGGTGGACCTCATCTTCGCACAGGCAGGGTATCGCTACACATCGGAGTTCTTCAACTCGGAAAGGTTTAAGAAACTGGTCATTCCTTACGCTGCTGGGGAAGCAATCTTTAACCTTTCGGGGTCTGCGATTTTCGTGGCAAGTACCGGAACGGTTAGTGGAACATTCGGTCAAAACCTAACGATGCGGTTTCAGGATGAAACGGGGACGTACTACGACCGCCCCGGATATTGGAATCCTTCATCGAGCGTCTTTGATGCCCCTGAAGTTCCAACCCGTTGGAATGTAACTGTCAATTACGAATTACAAGCGCAATTTCTTACGGCTGCCTATGGATTCGCAAATATGTCAATACGAAATCTCACAACTTCGGGCGACATTACGGTCATTCAAAACATTGCAATAAACTACCAAAGCGGTCTTAGCGGTCCGCTATCAACAACTTTTGCCAACGTAACCATCCCTGCAAACACAATTGCAAACATTGGTTTTGTCTTTACAACGCCACAGGGAGGAACTATCCTCCAAGGTGCAACGGTGCTATGGGAATGTTTGGAGAACCCTCAAACATTGAACATGGTTGACATGAGGACCGCCCTGCCTGCTGACGTGAAGCAGAGCGACCTCCTGAAAGACCTGCAAAAAATGTTCAACCTCTACTTCATGGCGGACCCAGCCGACCCGAAGAACCTCATCGTGGAGCCTTGGGTGGACTTCTATTCATCGGGGGTCGTGGACTGGTCGCAGAAATCGGATGAGAATGCCGAGCAGAACATCACGAACGGGGACCCGAACCAATACAAGACCATCGTGTTCAAGTACAAGGATGCCGGGGACTATTTGTCAAAGTTGGATAAATCGAACTACCCATTGGCAAAGGAAGGCTACGGAGGGCGAATCTTCACAACCGACAACTTCTACGGCAAAGGCGAGAACGTCGTCGAACTCGCTTGCAGCACTCTAATCCCTGCAAACTTCACAACGGATAAGGTCGTTGGAAGGGCTTGGGACTTGGATGGCTCCGCTTTGTCGGGAACTATCAAGACCTTGCAGAGCGGTTACAGGATAGCCCAATACAACCTCATCGAAGCACCGACGACGTGGGCCTACCAATACGGGGTCAGCGGTTCGGTAGCACTCGCAGAGTCGTTGTTGAATCTGCCCTTTGTCAGCCACCTTGACAACCCCTACGACGCAAACTTTGACCTCGCCTTTGGAATCCCCAAACAGTTGTATTATGCGGTGAATGTTGCCGCAAATAGCGACCCTTACCTATACACGAACAACAACCTGTTCAACATCTATTGGTGGAATTTCATTCAAGAAACCGTCAGTCGTGAGGCGATGCAGTTGGAACTCTCCATCATGCTCAATGCCGTGGACATCAGCCAACTTGACTTCCGCACTCCCATCTACTACGGAGGGGTGCGTTGGAGGCTGCTTGAGATTCGGGACTACGAGATAGGTCAGCAGAAGCCGTGCAGGGTAACCCTTCGCAGGATTCTCAACCTCACCGAGTTCGTTCCAAAGCAAATTGGCTACCTACCCTACGACGGCCCTGTCCCTGCGACGGATTCGGACTACCCGAACGAAGTACCTCCGATTCCATTGGTCAAGGAACTGCCAGCGGTTGCAGGTCCTCCCGGTGAAACAGGTGCGACTGGAGCAACGGGTGCGGTCGGTCCAGCAGGTGAAGGTTTCACACCGGGCGATGCAGCAGGGGACATCAAGTATTGGGATGGAACCTATTGGAAAAACTTGTCTATCGGGACGGAAGGTCAGGTCTTGGAAGTTGTGTCGGGAATTCCATCATGGCAGGATAAATAAAAACTATGGCAGTAACTAAAGAAATCGTCCTCGAAGTAGGGCTTAAAGACTCAACAGGTCAGGGAACGGAATCCGCAAAGAAACGGCTCCGTGATTTACAACGTGCGCTCGTTGACCTTGCGGTTGCAGGGCAAGAGAACTCCGCAGAGTTTCGGAAGTTAGAGGCCGAGGCAGGGCAACTTTCCGACACCATTGGCGATGTCGGGCAACGAGTCAAAAACCTTGGCTCGGACACCAAAAACATTGAGGCATTCACGCAAGCGGTTCAAGGCGTTGCTGCTGGCTTTCAAATCGCTCAAGGTGCTGCTGCACTGTTTGGTGAGGAAAACGAGGACATCCAAAAGGCTATGTTGCAGGTCAATGCGACCATGGCTATTGCAAACGGAATCCAACAGGTAACGGTCCTACTGCAAAAGGAATCGGCTATCTCAATGACGGCCAATAGGATTGCAACGGCCCTGTACGACAAGACGCTGAAAGGAACCATCGTAAGCCTTCGCCTCTTTAGAACCGCCTTGATTTCAACGGGTATTGGTGCAGCGATTGTTGGTGTTGGATTGCTTGTTGAGAACTGGGAAAAACTCACAAAGGTTGTCAAAGATTTCTTGGGTATTGAAACGAAAGACCTGAAAGCCGTTTCCGAATTGGCACAAAGGCAGGTTGAACTTGCGGAGGCAAGGGGCGAAAGCGAGGCAAAGGTGCAGAAGCTCTTGATGGCTGCTTACGACGCAAGGATTGCAGCAGCCGAGAAGGAAGAAGAACGAGCGCAACTGATTCACGATAAAGAGGTCGCAAGGCTGACTTATCAAACCAAACTGCGAACTGATGCAATAGAAAAGCAGAAGAAAGATGCAGAGGATTTGAGGGCGATGGATTCGGCAGCCAGTCAAGAAGCCGAGAATTTTCGCTTGGCTAAAATTGGCAGGATAAACGATGAACTCGAAAGGGAAGAGAAATTGCGAGATGAAAAACTTGCAATCCTTCAAGAAGAGAAAGCCAAAAGAGAGGCAGACCTCAAAAAGAGATTCACGGATGCGGACGAGTTTGCTAAAGCCTTCATCCTACTGACCGAGGAAATGCGATTTAAAGAGCAAGGCATTGCCGAGGATAGTGCGGCAAAGATTGCGGAAATTGAACGCAAACGTAGGCAACAGGACTTGGAGATGGCATCAAATGCCGTTGGTGCGCTTGGTGATTTGCTGACCGCTGGCTTGGGCAAGTCCGAGAAAGACCAACGGAAAGCCTTTGAGATAAACAAGAAGGCCAGCATGGGTCAAGCCCTTATCAACACCTTCATGGCCGTAACCGCTGCTTTGACGGCTGGAGGAAACCCGATTAAACTTGCAACGGGTCGTCAGTTCGTTGACGCAGGTATCGCTCTTGCAGCAGGGTTGGCACAGGTTGCGAAAATCAGCAAGACGCAGTTCCAAGGGAGTTCGGCAAGTGGAGGTGGTGGAGCCTTAACTGCTGGTGGTGGTGAAGGAGGCGAGGTTGCACCTCCTCCTATCTTTGCAAACCCGCAAACGACCAATCTCGGCACGGGCGAACTCTCGGCAGGCCAAGGCCAAGGTTCATCCCCGATGCGAGCCTATGTGGTGGAGAGGGACATCACCCAAAGCACTCGGAGGGTTCGGAGGTTGGAGGAATTTGCAACTCTTGGAGCCTAACCACATTTACCACTATGGAACTACCCATTTACAGGATGACCGTGGACGAGGTGGATGAAGGGGTCCAATTCGTAGCCCTGACCGATATGCCAGCCATCGAACGGCCATTCCAAGCCTTCAGCAAAGCCAAGCAGAAGTTCACCGAAACAGGAGAACGCAGGGTCCTCACGGGTCCGCTCATGCTTGCAGACACTCCCATCTTTCGTAAGGACGAAACCTACGGGGAATACTACGTCGTATTTGACAAAGCCACCATCCGCAAGGTGGTGCAAAAGTATTTCAAACAAGGCAACCAGCACAACGTCAACGCTTACCACAACGCTGAACTGGATGGCGTTTATATGTTCGAGTCCTTCATCACCGACTCCGAGCGTGGTATCATGCCACCGAAAGGATACGAGGATACCCCCGACGGCTCTTGGTTCGGTTCCTTCAAAGTTGAGAACGACGAAGTGTGGGACAACCGCAACCTGTTCAGGGGGTTCTCCGTTGAAGGGCTTTTTGGGATGGACAAGACCGAATCCGAACTGGAGGTCGCACTCGCTGGCCTCGCTGACGAATTAACCGCTTTTTTGCAACAATTAACCCCCACCTACAAATCCCACTAACTATGAACCTGAAAAACGCAATCGAATCCCTGCGGACGGAACTCCGCAAATTCAGCACTCAAAAGCAGTCCTTTGCCGACTACAAGTTGACCGATGGCACCGTTGTCCGTGTGGATGGCGACCTCGTTGCCGGGACTGCCGTTTACGTTGTAGCCGAGGACGGCACTCTCCCTGCACCCGATGGCGAGCACGTCGTTGAAGGAGTCGGAACAATCAAGACCGAAGGAGGCAAAATCGTTGAGGTCATCGCTGCCGAAGTAGCAACCCCGGTCATTGAGCCGTTGCCTGTTGCTGCTGAAATCACTCCCGAAGTGGCCGTTGAGGTAACCGAGGAAATCAAGGACGCTTATCCGCTCATGACCCCCGAAGTCGTTGAGGCCATCGTCGCCAAGCACCTTGCCTCCATCATGGAAGAACTCAAAGCGGCATACGCTGAAATGGGCAAGATGAAGGAGAAAATGTCTGCATTCGCATCGCAGGTTGAAACCATGGCCGACATCGTTGAGAAAGTTAGCGAACTCCCTGCCGAAGCCCCCAAGGCCAGCGGTTCAGCAATCGTTGAGCAACGCAAGGCCCAAGCCTCGCAGAACTTCAACGCACTCGCACAAGCACTTCAATCACTCAAAAAAAACTAACCCCCTAAACCCCCACTAACCATGGCTTTTACTTTCACAGGATTAACCTCCTACACCGACCAGCAAAGATTGCCCCTTATCACTAAGGCGGTATTCTCCGCTCGTTCAGCAGCACTGTTCACCAAGCAGGTGGGCATCAAGTTCGCTGCTGCTCTCAACCTCATGGACACCGATGCTTTGATTCAAAGCGGTGATACCTGCGGTTACGAAGCTTCCGGCACGACTGCCTTCACCCAGCGGAATATCACCGTTGGACGCATGAAGGTGCAGGAAACCTTGTGTCCTCGTTCCTTGGAGCAATACTGGATGCAGACCCAGTTGACCGCTGGTTCTACCTACGATGGCGTTCCTTTCGAGCAGGCATTCAGCGAGCAGAAGGCCCTCCGCATCGCAGAGGCTTTGGAGAATGCAATTTGGAAGGGCAACACCTACTTTTCAGGTGTCAACCAGTTGTTAAACGCTGCATCGGGTTCTACCATCAGCGGTAACACAGGAGCGGTTTCTGCCTCCGTTGGTATCACCACAGGCAACGCAATCGGCATCTTTGACGCTATCTACAACCAAATCCCACAGGCCATCCTTACTCGGAACGACCTCGTTATCTTCTGCGGTTGGGACAACTTCCGTACCTTGCTTGGCGCTTTCAAGTCCGCCACAGCGGTTATGTACAACCAAGTTGACTTGGCTGGACTTGCGGATGGCGACATCATGTATCCAGGCACAAACGTCCGTGTCATCGCAGTTCCCGGCTTGACTGGAACTAACCGCATCGTTTCTTCTTACCTCGGCAACTTCTTCTACGGAACCGACTTGTTGAGTGATGAGGAGCAGTTCTCAATCTGGTTCTCCAAAGACAACGACCAGGTACGTTTCCAAGCCAGTTTCAAAGCAGGCGTACAAATAGCGTATCCAGACTTGGTTGTAGATTTCCGCTTGACCTAATGTGTAGGGGGGAGGGAAACCTCCCCTCACTTTTTTGTTCTCTTGAAACTTAAAACCAAAACCCACATATGTCCTGCGCACTAACAACTGGTTACACACTCGGCTGCCGTGATTCAGTCGGTGGCATCAAAACAATTTACGTCCAAAACTGGATTTCTACCGGGTCCTGTAACACTAACCTTTCAGGTGCGGTTACGGGGTTCACGGGTTACGCTTCAGGTGGGTTCTATGAGTATGACTTGACCAAAGCCACGTCATCCATGACCGAAACTTTGAACGCAAGCATGGAGAATGGCACAATCTTCTACACCCCCGAAGTAACCTTCACCATCAACAAAATGCAAGTCGCAGTCCGCAATGAACTCCGTTTGCTCGCTCGTAGTAAAGTCATCGTCATCGTTCAAGACAACAACAGTCGTTACTGGTTGCTTGGTGCTATAAATGGCCTTGAGGCAACCGCTGGAACCGCTGGAAGTGGCACTGCCTTTGGCGACCGAAACGGCTACGAAATAACGCTTTCCGGGATGGAGCCTGACCCGATGTTCCTGATTGCGTCAACAGTCTTTACACCATCGACTGCACAGATACTCGGCTCGTAGTATCTTTGACTTAGGTTTTCATCACTGAGGTTTGGGAGGGCAGTCAGCAATGGCTGCCCTTCTTATTTTTACCCCATGAAGATTTGCATCGTTTACAACGCCCATCCAACCGGGTGCAGTTTCTACCGCCTTGAAATGCCGAACGCATACTTGGGCGACAACTACCCGGAATTTGATTACGTCTGCGTTGAGAACATCACTACGATTAGCGACGAGGGCTTGAAGTCCATTGACCTGTTCCTGTTCAGCCGGCTTTGGTGTCAGGGAACGATGGAGCAGGTGGAGAACGTGTACAAAGCCCTGACCCAATTCGGGGCCAAAGTCATCCTTGACTTGGACGACTACTGGGTGCTTGAATCGGGCCACATCATGTACCGGCATTACCACGAGTCCAAACTCGCAGAGGTCATCCGTAAGCACATCAAATTGGCTGACTGGGTTACCTGTACCACCGAGCATCTTGCGTCCCGTATACGGCCTCTAAATGCGAATGTGAGCATTTTGCAGAATGAACCCTACGAAGCCTACCAGCAGTTCATTCCGAATCCCGACGAAGAACCCGACAAACACCTCGTCAAGTTCGGTTGGTTCGGAGGTGCGCAGCATGGCGAGGACATGGAACTGCTCCGTGAGGGGATGCAGAAACTACGCTGGGACGCAAACCTTGACGGCAAGTACAGGCTATACCTCGGAGGATGGAACGACAACAACCCGGTATATGAGGGCTACGAAAAGATAATTAGCGACCAAGGCAACAATCCCAACTACGGACGCATTCAGGCAGCGGATATTTACTCCTATGTCGGAGGCTACAACTTCGTGAACGCTACCCTTGCACCGCTCCGAGATACCAAGTTTAACAAACTCAAGTCCGAGTTGAAGGTGGTCGAGGCAGGGTGGATGAATAAGGCAATCATCGCATCCGAAACCATCCCCTACACCGATGTCATCAAACACGGAGAGAACGGGTT